GTTTCACATAGACGACCGTTGCCACCGTCAACCTCTATTTCTGAGGATCCGACAGACCATCTTTTTTTCATTTCCTTTATCTATTTTCTCTCTTACTGCGGTGTACAGGAATTAACGATTAGGAGCCGCTAGGTTTACCGTCCGGTATAATCTCCCGGCTGACAAGAACGGGACGATGATCCCATTCGTTTTAGTCCTTCGGTCTAACTACTGGCCGACTCCCAATCACTATCTTTAAAACTGATTTCATTTGTCTTCACTCGTACTTGCTTCATCAGTGTGGCACTTTATGGTTCCCGGTGAGGACAGTCCGAATTTAAACGGTTCCTGTGTCTCCTCACGCCGGATATTAAACTACACAGGGTTTTGCCCGTAGCGTGTAGTACCCGCCATTAACCACCGACTCCACTTTCCATCCGATCCCATTTTACTTTCAGTTTCCCGACCGTTAACCAGCAAGAGATATCGTCGACAAAGGACGGGACGAATCTTATGATTCGCTGTCCAATGCGAAAGACAACCCTCTTCACTCTCGCGGAGATTCATCGCCTGCGACCCCGGTCTCCCCACTCGGTCCACGACCTCACAACACCAGCTGCATCCGTCAGCTCTTCACGGAATCAAACAATTGGTCGACTTGCTCTGCCTCAGCACGACTAAAATCATCAAAGGCACGTAAACTCCGAGAACGAAGCTCCTGTTCAACCCGTTCACAAACAAGGCACCGGTCATAGGCTATAAAAAGCCCATCCAGACGCACCCTATCGTGAACCTGATTATAACAATCAGCAAGCTTCTTCGGGATCCACTCCTTCTCCTTTTGTCGCGGGCCGACTACAAGACGCCCCATCGTTTTCTTCATTCCTACCCCCACTGTCCTTCTCAAACGCTCATTCCTTAGCCTCTCCTTCACCTCCCCGTATCTGACCCTCTTCGGTGCCACGTAGGGACCCCCTTCCCAATGCGCCTCCACCATCGCTTCAGCCAGCTCCGACTGCAGTATCAAGGAAGAATCTGAAAACTCTTCTAACTGCGGTCGCATAGTGACCTCATCAGCGAAAGGTGGCGCATAGGGATGGCCAGACCTCTCCTTTTCCCGCTTCCTCAAGAAACGAGGGATAAAATGCTGAAAGCCATCACGCACTCTGAAACCGAGGTTCCAAAGTGTCAGGCCAGAAAGCAAAACCCTACCCTTGAAGAAAAAAAGCAGGAGCCGGATAAGTCGGCCGTAGCGGGTGCTACGCACCGAAAGAAAAGGACGAAGGATATCATTCATTACCAAACCTACCTTGCGCGGGTCACACGACGTCAGCCCCTTGGCACGGACATAAGGAATTAGCCGAAAATTAGACGTAAAATACTCCGAATTAATCGTAACAAAACGATTAGAGTACGACGTCTTCTTTTCATTTAAAACCATTCCGATCTTGGGAGCCTCCGTCCGGTAGGTCTGCAGCCACTCTTTCGACACCTCGGCAGACAAGTCGTCGCCATTGATTAATTTCGGTGTCTCCCCTTTTCCTATCAGTTTATCAACCCAACGTGCCGCAATGTAATTTTGCAGGCACAGAAGCGGGAACGAGCCAAGGTTCCCCATCATCTGGCCCCGTTCGGGCACAAAAGGTCCGTCAGAAAACATGATAGACGGCCGCAACGATTTCCTAAAGTCAGAAAACAAAGGCGATAAAACAGAGCTAGACCTAAAAGCAAGCGCATCAACGATAGTTTCGGCAACCTCGGTTGACAAGTTGTCGGTTGCAGCGGTGAAGTCAGCAGACAGAAATTCCCCCCCGGGCTTAAAACCGGCGGCCAGGAACTTCTTTCGCGTAGGCGGACCGCGCAGCAACCACGGCAACCTCGATATCTTATCATAGATAGCGGTATGCAAAGGTCTGAGCAAAAGATAAGAACTGTGATTCTTGACGAGAGGACGAGGCTTTCCTGCTGACTTGGCGACCATAAAAGATGGCTCATGAACCAAAGCAGGCTTCTCCAATTGACTAATATAGTCCTCTCTACGGCCTCTCCACGATGAGTAACTACCACCATCTACTCTACCGGATTCAACGGTAGACGAATAGGGTGGAGTAACTCGTAAGGCCTGGGTTTCAAAATTCTTTAAACTTATCCCCTTTGGAAAAATCTCAAAAACAATTTCACGGACAAAATCCAGATAGCCCGAAGGCACCTCTTTCTTATGTCTCAATCGTTCCTTCAACTCTTCCTCCAGCTTTGCGTTCATGCAATCGCAACTATCCGGCCATCCCTTGGTGACCGACGAAATAGATGCGGCAAACGATAAAGAATCCAAAAAACCCAGGCCGGAGAGAGACTTTCCGGTCAGGCAAAAAATCAAAAAACTACTGAGCGTTTTCTTCAACTTGGATGTGTATTCAGTGCAGGTACCGTTAACCGGTGGCACTCGTACACAAGAATCCTTGTTGTAAAAATCGCAAATGAAAGAAACCGTTCGAATTGTCGCTGAACGGACGCGGTGCTGGAAGGCTAAACAGCCTTCTGGTGCCGTGGCAGTCTCCGGGGAAAACACCCGGTCACAGGAAGCAGACACTGGTTGCATGTGTATAAAAAC